TATAGCGAGGTCTCGTGAAGCTTGGATTGTTTAGCGGTCGTCGATGCTGATATTAACGTTCCGTCCGCCCTTGTGCTCTACATAGAGAGACCAGAGACCGCCCGACAGCTTGTGATAGCACTCCCCTTGAGAGTAGCTAAATGGACGCTTTAGGGCCTTACGCTTACGAATGATGATGCTGCGACCGAATACTTTAGATGTTGTTACGTTTTCCATGGTGTTGCCCTCCTTGGGCTTTTGTTGGCCTTGGCGTGATTGCCTTGGCTTGAGTTCATAATGCCACAATGGTCCGACGATGCAACATTTATTTTCTGTGAATATTTACATATTATTTTTCTTGCTCTTTTGTTGGTCTTATGTTACTCGCACGTGCACACGTTATAGAAGGCCAGAGGGTCCAACATAAGTTCACACACTTGTCAACCCCCAAAGTGCAAAAACTCGAAAAAACTTTAGTTGGTCTTATGGCATGGCCCAAGGTTAAAACCCCGTGACGGGCTTCTCAGGGCCTCTCAGGGCCATGTGGATAAACCTGTGGATAACTTGAGGTGCTCCTGTGGATAACCTGTGGATAACTCAAGGGTTGTGGATAACCTGTGGATAACTTTATGCACAACTTATGCACAGCTTATGCACAACCTGTGGATAACTTGCCCCGGGGGAGGGCTTATGTTGGCAATTATTTTTATTGTTGCCACTGACGCACAAAATAAGTCAAAATTAAGAAAATTAAAGTAAAAATAACATCATGTAACCTATTGATTTTACTTAAGTTATATGTTAGCCAGGATTTAGCTCTAAAATAGCTTGACTTTTGTGAAAACTTGTGTTATACTATTGTTGTAATTAGGGATAATTTATGTTATGACCGACGTCGTTAAAAAAAGAGGTCGTGGCAGACCCCGGAAGTCAGAAGTAGCCGCTGTAAAGCCCGGAAACAAGGGTGTAGTGGGCCGACCAAAGGGCGATGCGGCGATAATCAATGAATACAAAGCACGTATGTTGGCTTCTCCAAAGTCACGTAAGGTCCTAGAGACTATTTTTGATGCTGCTTTGGACAACGACCATAAGAATCAAGCTGCTGCTTGGAAGTTAGTTATGGACCGTATACTCCCTGTAGGGGCGTTTGAAAAAGACGTCGTCAAGGACAGTGGTCGTAACGCTATCCAAATTAATATTACTGGTGTTGGTACTGCAGAAGTAACCACCCCACAGGCGCAGACTGTGTCTACAGACGACATCATAGAGGGAGAGGTCGTAGATGGCTCTTAAGCACTTCAAGAGAGAAGAGTTTGACTGTCAGGTCACTGGCACCAACAACATGGAACAAGAGTTCCTAGAGAAGTTAGACCGATTGCGGGGTGCATGTGGCTTCCCCTTTGAGGTAACGTCGGGTTACCGTCATCCAACCAAGCACCCCATAGAGATGAAAAAGGCTGTGCCGGGAACACATGCGCAAGGGATTGCGGCTGACATAAAAATAACTAATGCCGCCCACCGCTACACTATAGTAGCCAATGCTTTGAACCTTGGCTTTACAGGTATAGGCATTGACGATGATTTTGTCCATGTGGACACTAGGGGTTCTACTCCAGTGCTTTGGTTGTACTAATGCTTCATACAAAACACATTACGTTAACAGACGCTACTGAGCAGACGTTATTTACTATACCAACAGGCTATACAATACATATTGTGTATATTTTTATTGCTAACCATGGTGGCAGTACAAACCAAGTAAGTCTTTGGTGGGAAACAGGCGGTGTAGACCAAATGTACTTCTTTGACGGTAGTAGTATCGGTGCAGGAAATAAAGAAATACTAGGTGGTCAAAACGACAAAGGCATCTTTGTTTTGCACAATGGAGATACTGTAAAAACTCAAGCATCTTCAGCAACAGGGCAGATGGAAGTAGCAGTTACTTTTGAGCTTTTAGAAAGACCAACAGCGTTTAGTAACTTTAATGGATCTTAATATAGAGTTACTGCCTTGGCAACAAGATGTCTGGGCAGACGACACACGTTTTAAAATAGTAGCTGCTGGACGACGTACAGGTAAGTCTAGGTTAGCTGCTTGGATGTTAATAGTTAACGCATTACAGGCAGACAGAGGCCATGTATTTTACGTCGCACCTACTCAGGGACAAGCCAGAGACATTATGTGGTCCATTTTGTTGGAACTGGGGCACCCTGTTATTGCTGGTAGTCACATTAATAATCTGCAAATTAAGCTTGTCAACGGTGCTACCATTAGCCTCAAAGGTGCCGACAGACCAGAGACAATGCGAGGTGTCAGCCTTAAGTTTTTAGTCATGGACGAATACGCCGACATGAAACCTGAGGTATTTGAGCAGATCCTAAGACCTGCTTTGGCGGACCAAAAAGGATGTGCCATGTTCATAGGCACACCTATGGGAAGGAACCACTTTTACGAATTGTACAAATATGCGGAGTTAGACAATGACCCTACGTACAAAGCTTGGCACTTTACGTCTTACGATAACCCGTTGTTGGACCCGGACGAAATTGACATTGCAAAAAAGTCTATGTCTTCTTATGCGTTCCGTCAAGAATTTATGGCGTCGTTTGAAGCTCGTGGGTCAGAAATGTTTAAAGAGGACTGGGTCTCTTTTAGCGAGGACAAACCTGAAGTAGGAGATTACTACATTGCTGTTGACTTGGCAGGGTTTGAAGAGGTCAATAAGAAAAAAACCAAGAACAGTAAACTTGACGAAACAGCCATTGCCGTGGCTAAGGTCAGTGAGCATGGTTGGTATGTTGACAATATCATATACGGTAGATGGTCACTTGACGAAACAGCAACTAAGATATTTCAGGCCGTTAGAGACTACCGTCCCGTGTCGGTGGGAATCGAAAGAGGTATTGCTAAACAAGCCGTCATGTCACCTCTAACAGACCTACAAAAAAAGTACGGTACGTTTTTTAGAGTAGAAGAACTGACACACGGTAACAAAAAGAAAACTGACAGGGTAATGTGGGCGTTACAGGGTCGTTTTGAAAACGGCTACATAACTTTAAACAAAGGCGAGTGGAACAGTAGATTTCTAGACCAACTGTTTCAGTTTCCTGATCCTTTAACCCATGACGACTTGGTGGACGCTTTGGCGTACATCGACCAATTAGCTAACGTGGCCTATGACTACGAATATGAAATAGACGACCACGACATCTTAGACATAGTGGCGGGATACTAACATGGCAGAATTATACGAAACAGACCCACTCATGGTTGAAGAAACTATCGAAGACTGGGTTATAACCAAGTGTGAAGACTGGAGGGACTACTACGAAAGTAATTATGAAGCAAGATTTGAAGAATATTATCGACTATGGCGTGGCATATGGGATCCTGCTGACAGTGAGCGTAAGTCTGAGCGTTCCCGTATTATTTCTCCTGCACTACAACAAGCAGTTGAGTCTAATGTAGCGGAACTAGAGGAAGCTACGTTTGGACGTGGTAAGTGGTTTGACGTAAGTGACAACATGGGCGACACAGAGCGCCAAGACGTGCAGTTCCTGCGTAACAAGCTTACGGAAGACTTTGAAGACTGTATGGTACGTAAGTCTGTCGCAGAGTGTCTCATTAACGCTGCAGTCTTTGGTACTGGCGTTGGTGAAATCATCATTGAAGACATGAAAGAAATGGCTCCTGCTACTCAGCCCATTATGGGTGGTGACCTACAGGCTGTCGGCGTCAGTATTACTGAAAGAATAAAAGTAAAACTTAAGCCTGTCCTACCTCAGAACTTTCTAATTGACCCTGTGGCTACGTCTGTAGAAGACGCCCTAGGTGTGGCTATAGATGAGTTTGTTAGCCGACATCATGTTGAAATGTTACAGGAACAGGGCGTGTACCGTGACGTATACGTAGGCATGGCTGCTCCTGATACAGACCTAGAGCCTGACCAAGACATTACCATTTACAACGACGACAAGGTACGTCTTACGAAGTACTACGGTTTAGTGCCACGAGAGCTACTTAAATCTGTCATAGACGAAGAATTTGGTGAAGACGACGTAGAAGACGAAGAAGACGGCCCTAAGTACGTTGAAGCTGTTGTCGTAGTCGCTAACGGAGGCATACTCCTAAAGGCAGAAGCGAACCCCTACATGATGCAGGACCGTCCTGTAGTAGCTTTTCCTTGGGACGTAGTACCCGGACGTTTCTGGGGTCGTGGAGTTTGTGAAAAAGGTTATAACTCTCAGAAGGCTTTGGACACAGAGTTAAGAGCTAGAATCGACGCTCTGAGCCTTACTATCCACCCAATGATGGCTATTGACGCTACACGACTACCACGAGGCGCTAAACCTGAAGTACGTCCCGGTAAGATGATTTTAACCAACGGAGACCCTCGTGAAGTACTTCAACCGTTCAACTTTGGTCAAGTTAATCAAATCACTTTTGCTCAGGCAGGAGCACTGCAGCAAATGGTACAGCAAGCAACAGGAGCCGTTGACTCAGCAGGAATTGCGGGTCAGGTTAACGGCGAGAGTACTGCCGCTGGTATTAGTATGTCTCTTGGCGCTATTATTAAACGCCACAAGCGTACATTGATTAACTTCCAGCAGTCCTTCTTGATCCCGTTTGTCAAGAAAGCAGCCTATCGGTAC